CTGGTGGTTCAGAAGACGCTCTATTTCTTAAAGTATTTTCAGGCGAAGTTTTAACTTCATTTGAACGTGCTTCAGTAACTCAAGGAGCTGAAACTGTCCGTACAATCAGTAATGGTAAAAGTGCACAATTCCCTGTAATGGGCAGAATTGACGCTTCTTATCATACAGCTGGTACAGAAATCACTGGTAGTGACGTAAACCACAACGAGAAAATCATAACAATCAATGACTTATTGATATCTTCTGTCTTTCTTTCTAACATAGAAGAAGCAAAGAATCATTATGATGTTAGAGGTTCTTATTCATCCGAAATCGGTAGAGCATTGGCTTTCCAAAAAGATAAGCACATTCTACAAACAATCGGACAAGCAGCACAAGCTTCTGCAAACGTAGCTGATTCAGGCTATGCTTCAGGAACTGTGTTAACAAACACTTCAATCGCTAGTGCTACAGCTTCTACAGCTGCTAACGCTGTGATTGACGAACTTTTCAACGCTGCAAAACAACTTGACGCTAACTATGTGCCAAGAGAAGGACGTAAGTGCTTCATCAGACTTGAAGAGTATTACAAATTAGCAAACGCTACTAACGCTGTGAATGTTGACTTTAGTGGTCAAGGTTCTATTGCTGAAGGTAGAGTATTGAAGATTGCTGGTATTGAATTAGTACCAACACCACACTTTGTGGCTTCAGACTTCTCAGCTTCAACAAACGTTGATGGCGGTTCTGCTACAGCTGGTGGTTCAAACCCACAACAAGTTAACTTAGCTAACTATGTTGCTCTAGTTTGTCACCCTTCAGCAGCTGGTACTGTTAAGCTCATGGACTTAGCAACTGAAATGGAATATGACATAAGACGTCAAGGTACATTGATGGTAGCTAAATATGCTATGGGTCACGGCGTGCTCAGACCTGAAGCAGCTGTAGGTATTAAAGAAGCTTAATCGTTTCTTATACTTAACCTTGAGGGGATGGCTTATGCTGTCCCCTCTTTACTGAGGAAATTATGGCAACACAAATAACACCAACTACCGAGTTACAAGCTATCAACACTATGCTCTCTGCTATTGGAGAAGCACCTGTTAACTCAATTAGCGGCGTAACAAACGTAGATGTATCTGTCGCTATAAATATCTTAGATGAAACTAGCCTTTCTGTACAAAGTGAAGGCTGGAACTTTAACACAGAATACAATGTAACTTACTCAATAGATGATGATAGTAAGATTCCATTACCTTCCAACTGCGTCCAAGCTGACGCTCACGCAACGCACAGATATCAAAACGTAGTTATACGTGATGGTAAACTGTATGACCTAGATAACCACACAGACGTTTTTACAATCGTCCCACCATTAGATGTTGTATTAGTACAACAATTTGAACAACTACCTGAATACGCTAGACGCTATATTACAGTAAAAGCAGCTAGACGTTTTGCAGCTAGATTTATTGGTGATGCTGGTTTATCTGAGTTAATGAGCATAGATGAACAGGAAGCTTATAATAACTTTAAGCAATCTGATTCTAGAAGTGAAGATGTAAACATACTAGAAGGTGATGCAAATACATATTCTATAATTAACAGACCACCTAGAAGGACTTATTAATGGCAGTAGTTTCTCAGTCGATACCTAACTTTCTGAATGGTATAAGCCAACAAACACCTACCCAACGTGGTATTAATCAAGGTGAAGAACAGATTAATTGTCAAAACAATATAATCAAAGGCTTAGGCAAACGCCCACCATCAGAATATATAGCTACACTAGATGCTACAAATGTGTTTCCTAACACTACAAAGATATGGAGCATACAAAGAGATGAGAACAATAAGTACATTGTTGCATTTTACAACGGTGGGGTAAAAGTTTTTGACTTACAAGGTAATGAGAAGACTGTAAGCTACCCTGATGGTACGTCTTATCTTACAACTACCAATCCTAAGGATGACCTTAAGATGGTCAACATTGCTGACTATACTTTTGTATCTAACAAATCTATAACACCAGCACAAAGTGGTTCAACTACAGCAGCTAAAGAAGAATACTTTTATGTAGTGTTTAAGGTGACTAACTTTGGTAGAGAGTATGCAATACATCTTACTCACCCTGATTTACCTTACGGTATCAATGCAATCATACAAATGCCTGATGGCAGTGATGCTAACCATGACACACAGTTTAGAGACACAGCAAAGCTTATAGATATATTTAGATATGGTACAAGCAGCACTTATTGGGACTCTTCTTCTAGTATAGAATTTAAGTTAACTAGAAATGACACAGGGGCAACACTAACTACAACACAAGGCTTAAGCACATATTCAGCAGTCACAGCTGAGTTTACATTTACAGAACACCAGTCTGCACTGCGTGGTTATGTAGTAGACCAAAACGCTAGCTACACAGTAGAGACACATGATGGAGCGGGTAATGCTGAACTATATGCTGTTAAAGATGAAATACAAGATTTTACTAAGCTACCTTATTATGCAAAGTTAAATGATAAGATTAAAGTAACAGGTGACGCTGGTGATACAACATCAGATTACTATGTTAACTATGTAGGCAATGGTGTTTGGGAAGAATGTATAGCACCTGACACAAGTACAGGTCTTAATGATGCTACTATGCCACACGCTCTTATTAACAACAATGATGGGACATTTACTTTTGCTAAACAAAGCTATACAGAAAGAGACGCTGGTGATGATACAACAAACCCTGACCCTACATTTGTAGGACAAACAATACAGAACCTTACATTCTATAAAAATAGACTAGGTATATTAGCTGGAGAGAACTTAGTATTATCAGGTAATGCTGATTACTTTAATTTCTTTGCAACTACAGTAACACAAGTATTAGATACAGATGTTATAGATGTTGCAGCTTCAGGTACAACTGTAAACGTATTAAGAAATTCAATATCATTCAACGAGACCTTACTGTTATTCTCCGACACATCACAGTATAAACTCGCTTCAGCAGCTGAGACAATTACCCCGACCTCAGCTGTGTTGAATGAAGTATCAACATTCTCACACAATGCCAATGTAACACCTGTATCTTCAGGTAGATATGCTTACTTCTCACAAGTACGTAATGCAAACACAGCAGTAAGAGAATATTATTCAGACAATGATACATTAACTAATGACGGTTTAGATGTTACTGTTGCGGTACAAACTTTGATACCTGACAACGCTTATTCAATATTAAGTAACACAACAGAAGATTCTTTGATAGTGCTGTGTTCAGATACAGCTGACACTCAGACAGCACCATACACTACAGGAACAGCTGTATCACCTACCAATGCCAACACAATGTATATGTACAAATACTTCTTTGATAGAGGGGAGAAAGTACAAACAGCGTGGTCTAAATGGCAACTAGACAATGTTAAAATAATAGGTGGAATGATAGACCGTAGTTTTGTATACCTATTTGTAGCTGAAGGAACAGACACAAAGTTACTACGTATTGACTTACAAGACTTAGCAGATTCAACCATAGGTCATAATGTATATGTAGACCTTAAAACAACAGCAACTGGTACTTATGATTCAGTTACTGACCTTACTACATTTACTAGCCCATATGGAGCTAAGACAGGATTAATAGCTGTAAACGCTTCTACAGGAGCTAACTACACCGCCACGAATACCACAGGTTCAACATATACAATACAAGGAGACCACACTAGTTTAATTATAGGCGTTCCTTATGAATCTAAATATACACTGTCACCACAGTACGTAAGAGAATCTTCAGGACAAGGGGCTATAGCTGTTACTTCAGGTAGATATCAGATACGTACTATATCATTTGACTATGAAGACAGTGGATTCTTCCAAGTAGAAGTAACACCTGAGAATAGAGATACATATACCACATTTATGAATGGTTATATTATTGGTTTATCAGGAGCAGTGGATAACCCAGCGATTTCGTCAGGTACTATTATTGTTCCTGTACAAAGTAGAAATACATTATTTACATTAGATATAAAGAGTAGCTCACACTTACCTATGTTTATTCCTAGTGCTGAAGTGGAAGGTTACTACCACAGACGTTCTAGGAGAATATAAATGGCACATGTGAGGCGGGCAATATCAGCAGACATAGCTTTTCTTGCACCTAAGATGAGGCAAGCAGACAGAGACGAAATCAAAGCATCAGATAACATAGGGGCTGCTGAGGCTCTTATGACACCTTTCCAAGAAAAAGGACATAGAACATGGAGTGTCATAGGAACAGAAGAGGAATATGTTGTAGGCATGTTTGGTAGTGTACCAACGTTAGACCGTGACTATGGTGTAGCTTGGTTATTATCTAGTGATGAGTTATTTAATTACAAGAAAGAATTTATAAAACAATCACCTGAATGGGTGGCACAAATGGGAAAAGGTTATAAATATTTATTTAACTATGTAGATGTTAGAAATGATAAGTCTATTAAGTGGCTTAAACATTTAGGATTTAAAACAATAAGACGAGAGGAACAATATGGCAAAGGTAAAATGCCATTCTATTTAATGATGAAGGAGATAATATGTGTGGCGTAGCTGAAGCAATGGCAGTAATGTCAGTAATGCAATCTATACAGGGTTATCAAACCCAACGAGCAGCAGCAAAAGCTCAAACAGAAGCTAATAAGATTACTGAACAAAATGCTAACATATCTTACCTTAATGACATCCAAAAGATAGAAGGTGAGAAAGTAGAAGCAGCTAGAGAATTTGCTCTTGAAGACTTTAAAAACAAAATGGTCTTACGTAAGAAACAAGCACAAGCACTTAACTTAGGCTTTGGTAATCCATTTAAGGTAGTGCAAGATTTAGCTGGAACAGCTGACACAGACTACGTCGAACTACAAAACGCTTTCTTATCAGACATGTATAAAGCTAATTATCAATATACCCAAGCATATTCAAACATGAAACAAACACGAGCTAAATACTTAAAACCAGTAGTTTCTCCAAATGGGTTAGGAACTATGTTAGAAATAGGTGTGACAGCTTTAGGTTATTCACAAAACCCCAATGCTATTATAAACCAACCTAAGACAGTAAGCACGGCAGCACAATCAGGGGCTGTTACTTATGGTGGTTCAGGTGGCTTTAAAGGGTACACTCCTACAGGTCAATACACAATTCCAACAACAACATTAGGTAATAAATAATGGCATACGAATCTAAAGTAACTAATAAATACTTCGGCACTACATTTGCTGGTGCTGGTAAAGTAGGTGTAGAACAAACAGAACTTGGTGGTCTTGTTAATTCATTAAAAAATGTGTCCCCACAAATAGAACAGCTAGGTACACAATACATTAAAACTAAACAAGACGAAGCGGCTGTAGAGATTAATAAATTAAAAGCACAGGGAATGTCAGCTGACAGTATTCAAAAAGTTATTGATTCAGGTTCTAATGAAACACTAAGTAATATGTATGCGTCTGCTACTAACAACGTGTGGCTAGGTAAATTAAAAGCAGCTGAGGATATTAATTTAGCTAAACAAAATTTAGCTAACTACAATCCTGACGAACAAACTATGGATGAGTTTCTATCTGAGTTTGTACAAACAGATTTTACAAAAGCAGATAAATATTATACTGGGGGTTACTCTTCTATATTCAATGAACAGAAAGCTAAGCTATTATCTGTTGACGCTGAAGAAAGATTTAAAGTAGCGTCTCAAAAGAAAACACAAAGCTTAGGTAACTTTATGTTAGCCAATGACGCTACGGATGAAGACGGCGTCAGTATCTTTGCTAAACTTCCACAAGATGGAACATACAGCAATAAACAACTAAATGACGCAGCTTTGTTTGCTGCTACTACTTTGTATTCTACAGGTAGGACAGTAGACGATTTAGATAAAGCAATAGAGTATCTAAACGCTGACAGAGGCACTGGTAAGAATGGTCAAAAACTAGGGTCGTTGTTATCAGCCAATAATAAAGACGCAACAGCCCTAAAAAATAAAATAGAAAACAGAAGATATACCTTAATGCAACAGAGTCGTCAACTTAGAAAGTATCAAGAAGAGGATGAAGTTACTAACATATTTAAAAAAGCAATGGATATGGAAAACTTAACTCCTGTAGAAATAGAAAAACTCAAAGAAGAATTAGAAGTATATGGAAATGCAACCTATATAGACAATTTAATGAAAATTGTTAATCAAACACAATCACCTAATTCTGACGTAGCTTCTATAAACCAATTTAGAAGAAGGATAGCAGAAGGTCAATTTGGTAGTCTTGAAGAAATGCTAGAAGAAGTGGATAAAGCTGGTGTTCCTTATAATGATAGCTTTAGAGTGCTACTTAGAGAATCAGAAACACGTAAGCCTATTTATGATAGAGATTCCATTTACAACGCTAAAACAGATGAAATAGTTAAAGCTACATCTCAAAACATGATGGGTGAAAAAGATACACTAAAAGCTAGTGATGTTAGAGATTTTATAGAAAGTGAAATAATAGACTTTTATTCTTCTGAAGAAGGTAGAAATGCCACCCGTGATGAAAAGCGAAGATTTATGAAAGATATTAAAGAAAGTGTAATTGAGGAATTTGGTGTTGCTGGTCAAAAAAAAGCGGATAGAAAAACAGATATTGAAACACGTAGCGAAAGAAAAGAGCGTGAAGAAAAAGAAGCAGTTGAAAGAGAAGCTTTGATTACAAAACTTACCGATAAAACAACTGGTCTAACTCAAGACTTTGACAACACAGAAGTCATTAGTAATAAACCAATGTTTACGGATGATGATGATAAATTCTTAACTAGTGACGCTACAGACCAACGTATATTTAAACTAGATAAATTGTATCCATACATCAACAACTTTGTAAGAGATTATTTTAATAACGCTACAAAAGAAGATTTATCTCAATATTGGAGCTCATTAGAAGAATCTGAAGTAAAAAACTTTTACAAGGTCTTAGCAGACACTCTACAGGTATCACCTGAAGATGTACAAAAAGCACTAGGAGATTATAAATAATGGTAGATTACACCACCAACCCTTTTGAAACACAACAAAAAGAAGACGCTAATGACCGCCGAGCAAGAACTAGAAAAGCTAGGCAAGAAAAGTTACAAACAGAAAACTTAAGAAAAGCTGAAACAGAAATGCGTGCTCTAGATGAAATACAATCAGAAAGATTTATTGAAACAGCTAGAAGTTATTATAACTATAGAGAAGGAACAGAAGAGTACAATGATTATTCTTCAGCTGATGTCTTAGAAAAGTTTTATGAAGACAGAACATGGGGAAACTATAACACCTTTGCTATGGGGGCAGACGTTGCTTCTACATCTACCGAAGAAGATAATGATAGATTAAAACAGTTTGCATACTTACAACAAACCTTTGAAGCACTGCCATCATTTTGGAATGACCCTAATAGGACATTTGGTGAGTGGTTAGTAGACGCTGGGGGAGCAATGATAGCTGACCCTATAAATTTAATAGGTGCTGGTGTAGGTGGTATAGCTTCTAAAGAAGCATTTAAACAAGCTTTAAAACAACAGCTTAAAGGTAAGATGGCTAAAGAGATTACTGATAAGCAAATTAAAGAAGCAGCTAAACAAGCACAAAAGGAAGCATTAGGTAAAGCAGCTAAGAAAGGAGCAGTTATAGAAGGTTCTATATCAGCTTTTGCTGGTGGAACACATGACACTTTACTACAAGTTAATGCTATTAACACAGGTGTACAAGACGAATTTACTTATAAACAAATGGGGGTAGCAGCTGGTGTCAGTGGTGCATTTGGGACAGCTTTTGGTGCTGGTACATCTGCATTTAGTTTTAAACTAACAAGCAAGCAAATGCAAAACACAGCTGTAAAACAATTAAAAGATTTACATGACTACGGTGTCGACACTACAACAGGTAGAACCTTATTTAAGGACTTAACAGAGGTGAAACAATCACCTATGCTGTATAAGAATAAACCTAAAAAAGCCAAAGATGACCCATCTTTTAGTAAAATAGAGATGGACACCGACAATCCCACCTTTATAAAAAACCTTAGAGACATACCGCTAGGAAGGGGAAAACCACCTTATAAAGATTTTAACTATGACAGAATGGATGACCCTAAAAATGCACAGCTGTTAGATAGGATTATTCAAGAAACATCTTTAGAATTAAAATCACCTAAAGTCTCTCTAAAACAAATGCGAGAAATAGCTGAAGAAATGGGATTAGACCCTGAAGAAATAATGAGAAGAGGTGAGGATTTAGCGTCACAAAAAGATATGTTTGCTGTAGTAATTGCACATGGTAATTTGATACAACGTCAATTATATGAAGTACAAATGCTAAGTAACAGACTTAACAGACCTGATTTATCAGATGTGGATAGAAAACAATTAGTAGAAGAAAGTGTAAAACGATTATCATTAGTGCGTTCACTAGCTAAAAAGCAAAAAGAAATTCAAGAAAACCCAGCAAGGGCAACTACAGCTGGACGAGTTACAAAAACAGCAATGGAAGCTGCTGATTTAAAAGCAGACCCACAAGACCCTGTAATGAAAAGACTTTTAGAAGATGACCCTGAAGAGTTTTTAAAACGTATTGCATTATTAGACGACGACAAACAAATAATAATAGCATTAGATAATGTTAAGAATTTTAAAAAGTTAGATTTAGCAGCTGAGTATGTTAACAATAACCTGTTGTCTTCTCCTGATACTCACATACTAAACATTATGTCAGGTATGACTCAGTACATACACAAACCTTTTGTAATGGCGTTCAAAGCTGCTAACCTTGCAAAACATGATAGACAACGTGCACAAGCAGTATTTAGAGAAGCTTACAACACATTAGCTATGCAGTTTGCGTATACAGGACACGCTTTATCTAGAGCAAAAGCTGCATTTATACAAGGAAGACCTTTACTAGATAGACAACAACTAAAGGTAGACAGCAACATTAGGCAAGGTCAATTACAAAGATGGTTAAATGCTAGTGCAGAACTAATAACAACACCACTAGGTAGAACAGGGGCACTAATGCAGAAGTATTTAGTAGAACCAACCACCTATGCTGTAACCACACCGCTAAGAACATTGGGAGCTGGAGATGAGTTTTTAAAACAAATGTTATTTAAAGGTAGGATGGCTGCTAATATACATGAAATTATTATAGCTAAACACCCTGAACTAGTAAGTAACAAGTGGAACGCTTTTAAACAAACCAAAGAATATAAAGCTAAATTTAAAGAGTATGAAAAACTATATACAGACAGTAAAGGTGAAGCTAAAAAGATAGAAGACTTTACACCTGAAGAGAAAGCACAACTAAGACCTGAAGATTTAAAAGCATACAACACACCTTTACGTTATGCACAAGAAGGCTCATACACACAACACTATGACGTAAAAGACGCTATTACAGGTGGCTCAGCTCCACTTAACATTACCAAAGGTATAATGAATTTTACTAATGAATATCCTTTACTGCGTGTACTAGGTATGCACTTTATTAATACACCGTCTAACTTAATTAGATGGAACATGCAACATTTACCATTTCTAGGACGTTTTCAAATAGAGATGAGACAACTACTAAGGACTAAAGACGGTGGTACTCTTAACTTTGACCCAAGAAAAGGTGGGTTAGCTATGACTGACTTATCTAAAGCAGTCGACCCTGAGGCAGCAGCTGAGGCTATTGGACGTATACAAATGGGTTACGTAATATGGACAGCTGGTATCTATGCAGCTTTAACAGGTAAAGTTACAGGCGGTGGTGACAGAGATTACAGAGTTAACAAAGAACGTACTAAAGCTACTGGTTGGCAACCATATTCTTATAGAAGAGATGATGGTGGTTACGTTAGTTTTAACAGGTTAGACCCATTGTTTATGCCGTTTGGTATCGCAGCAGATATGGTAGATTGGTTTGAAATGCAACAAAAACACAACTCTCAAGTGTTGCCTAAAGGCTATGAAGACCAAAGTAATGAATTAATGTTAACAGCAGTCGCTTCTATTGTTAGAAATTTAACATCTAAGTTTTACACAACAAACATACTAGACACTGCTCATTTCTTTTTATCAGACGAAGCAATGCGTATGCAATCAGCTGAAAGAACCGCTGGTTCTATTATGGCTAGAGCAATATACAAAGCTACACCTTTATCAGGATTCTTACGTTATAACAATAGAGTATGGGATGATGAAGCAAAAGAATTAACCAGCTTTATGGACAGGATGAAACGTTTAGACCCAACAGGAGCTGACGGTGTTATGCCTGAAAGAAACATGTTTGGTGAAAAAGTTAAAAGACCTAAAGGATGGTTATTAGGAATGAAGCTAGTTTCTTCTCCATTTGCATGGACTGAATTTGAGAACCCAGCAGTAGCTAATTTCTTTAGAGACAGAGAATTTAATTATAAAAGACCGTCTACTAAAGTCCCTTTAACTCAATTAGATTTAAGAGACCTTAAGAACAAAAACGGACAATCAGCTTATGATTACTGGATGGAACAGGTAGGTGAAACTAGGTGGAGATACAAAAACAAAAAAGATTTAACTTTAAGGCAATATACTGAAGAGTTAATAATGGATAAAAATAGTTACATTTATTCACTTCCATCACCTGAGTACACATTGTTAAAAGATTATCAACAAAGAGAAATACTAAAGATAATTGATAGTGCTGAGAAACAAGCGTGGTCTAAAACAAGACAAGCTTTTCCTGAGATAGACGAGACAGTACTTAGAGGTAAACTATTCGACGTTGAGGGCTTTGTTAAATATAAAGCAGACAGGGAAAAGGTACTACAGAATATCATGGATTATTAAAGTCCCCGTCTTAGAAGAATCAATTTAGAGGAAACACATGGCAAACAGTTTTGTAAGGTACACAGGTGACGGTAGCACAACTACCTATTCTGTACCTTTTAGCTATAGGGCACAAGAAGATGTCTCTATTACTATAGATGGTGTTGTAACTACAGCATTTACATGGAATGGTGCTGGTACACAGGTTACATTTACTACCGCTCCAGCTTCCTCTACAGCTATAGAAATCCGTAGAACCACAAGTCAGGGCACAAAGCTCGTAGATTATGCGTCAGGTTCAGTACTAACAGAATCAGATTTAGACACGGATAGTGACCAAGCGTTCTTTATGTCTCAAGAGGCTATTGATGACGCTGGTGACGTAATTAA